GGCTGAACCCCAAAATCTCTAACACGTGCGTGTAATAAGTACGTCAAAGGACTGGCGCGAAAAACTATGCTACAATGGCTGCAACCGAAAGGCTGCGGCTTTTTTGATTGGGGTGGAAAGAGTGGAGGAATATGTGTTCTGGGCGGTTACGGGAGCCGTCGGTTTGCTGATTAGCGCGCTCGCGTTCTTCGTCAAGCGCGGCATGGATAAGAAGGACACACGGGACAAGGAACAGGACAAGCGCATCACCGAGGTGGAGGACAAGCTGAACAACACGATCAATCAGATGCCCTTCCTCTATACGCTGCGCGAGGACTTCATCCGTTCAAGCGCACAGCAGACGCAGAAGCTGGATCAGATTATCACGCTGCTTATGAAAAGGGAGGAAAAGTGAGATGGGGATGGATAAGATGGCGATTGCCAGACGCAAGTGCGCGCGCGGCGCGGTGCTGACGCTGCTGTTTGGCAATCCGCGCGCGGCGGTCATGCAAAGGACGCTGGAATATGCGCTCATGCAGGACGACCCGCAGGCGGCGAACGAGATTGGCTCGCACATTTACTATCTGGCGGACAAGGGCTATGTCAAGGTCTATCTGGGCGACGAGGTTCTCAGCCTCGTGCAGGACCCGCCGAGGGAGGCGCTCGTCCGCCTGACCGCTAAGGGCATTGACCTGATGGAAGGCACGCTCGACGACGAGGGTGTGGCTTTCGGCGACCCGATGCGCCAGTAAGAGATGGGACGCAAGCGGGAGCGCACGCGGATCGTCAGCCGCATGGACGAGCTGCCGGACGACATCCGCGTGCAGATCGAAAGCATGCTGCTGGATAAGACCATCAGCTACAAGGAGATTGCGGACTGGGCGACGGACAGCGGCTACCCCATCAGCAAAAGCGCCATCGGGCGATATGCCCAGCGCACAGGGCGGGCGGCGATGCGGCTGCAATATGCTCGCGAAAATGCGCACGCGATCATCACGGCGATGCAGGAACATCGGGGACTTGAGCTTTCCGATGCGGCGAACGCACTGGTCATGGACAACCTGATTCAGGTGCTTTCGGACGCATCGGCAGAGGATTATGGGGAAATCCCCCTGCCCAAGCTGATCGAGCTGGTGCTCAAGAACCAGCGCAACGCCGTCTATAAGGAGCGCATGGTGCGTGCCTACGCGAAGGACGTGGAAACCGTGCGCCGCGCGCTGATGGCGGAGCTTACCGAGCAGGTGCGGCATAACCCGGAGCTGCTGGGGCAGCTTGAAAAAGCCAGCCTGACAGCGGCGGAAAAGGTGGTGGAAGCCAGTGAAACGTGAATACAGAGATCATCAGGGGCGCGAGTGGTTCGCGCTGCATGTGCGCACCGGCGAGGAGCGCGACGTGGCACTGGCGGTTTACGGACTGGGCGACGCGGACAGCCTGCTGCCGGTCGAGCATTACACGACACGCGGGCAGGAGCGCGAGCGCATCCTTATGCCGGGCTATGTGTTCGTCGGCTGCGTTATGAACGCCGACATGTGGCAGAGGCTGCGGCATTTGCGCGGCGTGCTGCGCATCCTCGGCGAACCTTACGAGGCAATCCCGGAGGAGCAGATGACGGCGGTCATGGCGCTATACTGGCACGGCGTACAGGGGACGCAGGTAGTCCGGCAAAACGGCGTGACCGAAGTGGTCGGCGGACCGCTGCTGGAAGTGACGCATACGATCACCTGCGCGGACGCAAGGCAGGGCGTGATTACGGTCGCGCTCGACCTGCCGGGCGGCATGCGCGAAGTGACGATGCACGCGACATTCCGGCCTGAGGCCGGAGGCACATCCGAAGAAAATTTTATTTGAATTGAAAGTTTTCGGCACGAGGCCGAAAGCGAACAGGCAGGGCTGAAAGGCGGCGGGTCGAGGATTCCCCACACCGGAAAGCCCGAACAGACGGGTCGGACGGTACTCCGACAAAGCCAGCCAGCCTCGATTCGAGCGCCGGAGGGCGAAGCTATGCCCGAAATGCTTCGGGCTTCATCCGCCAAAGCGGGGCATGACCCGCGCGGCGGTCTGGAAAACCTCCTTGTTTGGACAGTACGCAGGACGCGGCGTACTGTCTCTTTTTAGTTTTTTGTAAGCGCGCGTTCAATGTCAAGTTTATAAAGTGGGAAGTCCAGAAACCTCAGGTTTCTGGCGGGGTTTGGGGCAAAGCCCCATCGTTCCCTCGTTTCTGAAAGGCGGTGAGAAGATGGCGAAGCGGGAAAACGTTCTGGAGAAGCTGATTGGCAAGACCAAGCGCCCGGAAGGGGAGCTGGAAGCCATCGACCGCCGTCTGCATGAAAATACCGCGCGGTGCTTTGACGGGGTTCTAAGACTTTTGCTCGACAACACCGGCGAATATACCAAAGCCCTCTTGGGCGGCGGACGCGGCAGCATGAAATCCTCGACGGCAAGCCTCGGCATCAGCGCGGGACTGGAGCATGACGAGGATGCCTGCGCGCTGGTGCTGCGCAAGGTTGGAGATACATTGCGCGGCAGTGTCTTTGAGCAGATGCAGTGGGCGATTGACGTGCTGGGACTGGGTGACCACTGGAGAGTGACCGTCAGCCCGATGGAGATCGTCAACGAGCGGACGGGGCAGAAGATTGTTTTCAAGGGCTTGG